GTTTACCACCTTTTGGTGCGACTTGTCACGTTATGACACATGTTCAGAGCTGGTGTGCTCAAAGACATGGCCTCACGGCACGGTGACGCGTACGTCCGAGATTGGTGAATCTCGCCGGTTTGGGAACCGGACGCCCTATCGACTTAGGGTACACCGACCTAGAGTGGAGGTAGCCACACTACGGATAACGGAGGCGATGTACATGGCCAACACATCGACTAACTGCGACGGCCAGCTTACGTAAGGAGCGGTTATGGTAATAGCCGCGCGAGCGGACGAATCATCAGTTCCGCAGATCGCCGCATCGCTGGAGACACAGCTCAAGAGCAGGGCTGGGCTAGATTACATGGGAGCGTACAAAACCAAGTCTAGCAAATTTCAGCGTGCATTGCAATGGCTCAGTCGTGCAATCGTGACTCCTTCGGAGGACCATCTACTTGGATGGCTTATACGAAAACACTACTCTGGGCTGGATGCAGAAAGGGATAATCGGAGTGTCACCAACCCCGAATGGGTGGCGGAAGGACTTGCCCGCTACGGGTGTCCAATTCATTCCACCCATAGTTCCACAGCAACCCAGTTCACCGTTCCAGGAATCGGTGCGTGCTCCTGTCGCCGACGGGAATACGAGGGACACAAAGTTCACGGGTCCGTACATCCTGACCGAGGGTGGGGCTATGACTCCGCACGACCTCGATCCGGCAACGGCAATTCTGATAGGCCTGTCGTTTATGACGCAGGAACTTCAGTACGACCTCAGAGAGTTGGGGATCGTAGTCCTAAGCGGCCTCGACCGTGGGACACCGTGGCTTACCGAAACGCGATCGCTGCAACGTACTCTGTTGCAGGTAGTCAAACGGGAAGGCGAAAGCCTCTCGACGTGGTGGCACTGGCAGAGGATTCGATTGATCCTCAGGCTTATGCTGGCGCTCCTCTTTTCGATCGCAATCGCGAAGTCCTGGATTCCGGGATCCAGCTTGCTCGTAAAATCATGGCTGGCAAAAGGGGTTTTGATCCCTATATGGCTGGTCGTCGGGTACAGCCTGGGCCTCGTGGTCCAAAGACTCGCCTCGTATGGATGGCGCCGTTGCCTACGACTCTTGTGGGTGGCACTTTCTCCAAGCCGATCAGTAAAGCTATGGAGAGAAGGCGTCCATTCTGTTGGGGCCTACATGGCGTCGAAAAGGCAGGACTTGTAGCCGCATTGCAGTCGCGGTTCAGGTACGTCTATTCCCTGGATTTCTCAGGGTTCGACTCGTCAGTTCCAGCTCGAATGATCGCAGATGCGTTCGCGGTGTGTCGCACATACCTAGATCTGGATGACGCCCAGCAAAATCTCTGGGAACGGTACATCAACGATTTCATCCACTCTCGTCTCATCACCGAGAAAGGTGAGGTCTACCAAAAGCATCGTGGCGTACCTTCGGGTAGCGCATTCACTAGCATTATAGATAGTGTGGTGAATCTGATCCTGTTGAATTACATGTGGTTGCGTGTATCAGGGTCAGCGCTGAAGGCAGATCGTGTGCTTGTGCTTGGGGATGACGCAGTAGTCGCATCAAATGTGCGTCTTCCACTTGACAGGTTGGCTCAAGCTGCATCTGAGCTTGGGTTCACACTGAGCGTGGACAAGAGTAGTGTCGCTGACTCTAGTCGCGAGAGTAAGAGTCCCTATGAAAATAGGGTACACTTCCTCGGTCACTATTGGGTGCATGGGTATCCCAGGCGACCAATACATGAGGTCCTCCAACGCATGGTCTATCCGGAGAGGCACGCTTATCGACCAAAGCAACTGTCGCTAACGCGTCAGTACTGCTACCTAGCGGACAGTCGAGAAGCGTGGGAAATACTACGGTGGTCCTACAACCATGCGGACACAATGCAGATGCTAACGCATGCGTTGGATGACATCGGTGACGATGGATCGATGGTGGCAGAGTATGACCTGCCAGGTCAACTGAGACTGGCGCTTAAGATATCGGAACGAAACGACCTGATCTGGGAACCAGGAAGAGG